GTGCAAGGCCATCCGCGCCGAGGTGGAGCGCCGCCTGTTCGCGGGTGAACCCGTGGCAGGCTATAAGCTGGTCGAGGGCAGGCGCGGCAACCGCGCGTGGTCCGATGAGGCCGCAGTCGAGAAGTTGTTCAAGAGCTTCCGCCTCCGGCAGGAGGAGATGTATGATCTCAAACTCATCTCGCCGACCAAGGCGGAGAAGATATTGAAGACCAAGAACCCCGGACGCTGGGAGAAGATCGAGGCACTGACGTCTCGCGGCGACGGCAAACCATCCGTGGCACCCGCCACTGATAGGCGGCCAGCACTGGCCGTCTCAAGCTCTGACGAGGATGTCCTCGCCAGATTAACTGCAGACTAGAAACTGCTAACTAAGGAACTACAAAATGCAAATCCGTATCAAGAATGTCCGTATCGCGTTTCCGTCTCTTGCTGAACCGGAAGCATTTGGTGACGGCGAACCGGCCTATCAGGCCAAGTTCATCATCGTCCCCAAGAGCGAGCAGGCCAAGGCCATCAAGGAGGCCATCGCCGCCGCTGCCAAGGAGCAGTGGAAGGACAAGGCCGCCGACGTCATCAAGCTGCTGACGGAGGACAAGAAGGTTGCCTACGTTGAGGCGCCCTACCGCAACAAGAAGTCCGGCGAGACGTATGCCGGCTTCGAGGGTATGCACTACCTGTCGGCGCGCAATTCCAAGACGCGCCCGACCATCTACAACAAGGCCAACGTAAAGCTGGAGAGCTCGCGCGACATCGAGAGCCTGATCTACTCCGGTTGCTATGTGCACGCACTGATCGACCTGTGGCCGCAGGACAATAAATGGGGGCGTCGCCTCAACTGCACACTGCAGGGCGTCATGTTCCACAACGACGGCGAGAACTTCGGCGGTTCGTCCGTGGCCACCGACAACGCCTTCGCCGATTTGGCGCAGACCATTGACGATCTACTGTAATGACTGACGCAGGCCACAACAGCGTCGCCGCCGATCAGCTTCGCACCATCGTCGAGCGCATTGAGCGCCTCGAGGATGACAAGAAGGCGGTCGTCGAGGACATCAAGCAACTGTACATGGAGGCAAAGGGCAACGGCTTTGACAACAAGGCGATCCGCAAGATCGTCGCCCTGCGCGCCATGGACGAGGGCAAGCGCAAAGAAGCTCAGGCAATGCTTGACCTTTACGCGCATGCCCTCGGCCTAGACTTACTGTAAACTTTAGCCCCGGCGGCTTAACGGCTGCCGGGGTTTCTCTTCTCCGGCGAGGCGCTCGCGTCCTGTCCGAATTGGTTGTCCCACACTACCCCGTAGGGTTGGACGTGGGCGCCTCACCCGAGGAGAGAATTGGGACAACCGATGACCACCCTGTACCTTGACCTTGAGACGTTTAGCGACGTCCCGATCACGCACGGCACGCACGCCTACGCCGAGAGGGCGGAGGTGCTGCTGATTGCCGCCGCCCTAGACGACGGAGACGTGTCCGTCATGGGCCCGGAGCTGGACTACCTGCAGGAACTGATCGACGAGGCGTCGACGATCGTCATACACAACAGCGCCTTCGACCGCACCATCCTGCGCCACCAGAACGTCACCATGTCCATGGGCAAGGTGCGCGACACAATGGTGCAGGCGCTGGCGCACGGCCTGCCGGGGTCTCTGGGCACGCTCTGCGACATCCTCAAGGTGCCAACCGACAAGGCCAAGGACACGCGCGGCAAGAAGCTGATCCAGCTCTTCACCAAGCCCCGCCCCAAGAACATGAAGCTGCGCCGGGCGGACGCCCAGTCGCACCCCGAGGAGTGGGCCGAGTTCGTCGCCTACGCCCGCTCGGACGTGGAGGCCCTGCGCGAAGTCTACAAGCGCCTGCCGAGTTGGAATAACACGGCCGCCGAGCGCGGCCTCTGGATCCTCGACCAGCAGATCAACGACCGCGGCGTGGCCGTGGATCTGGAGCTGGCGCGCGCCGCCCTGCGCGCCGCCGCGCGCGCCGGCGCGGATCTGGCCGATCGCGCCAAGGCCGCCACGGGCGGCGTCGTGGGCTCCCTGACGCAGCGCGACAAGTTGATGGCGTATCTGGCGAGCGAGTACGACTACATCCCGCAGGACATGACTAAGGGGACGGTCACGGCCGCCCTGAAGGGTGATCTGGATCCGGCCGTGCGCGAGCTGCTGCAGATCCGCCAGCAGGCCAGCGCCACGTCGCCCGCCAAGTACACCGTGCTGGTCAACGGCACGTCGTCCGACGGCCGCCTGCGCGGCACGCTGCAGTTCTGCGGCGCCGCTCGAACGGGCAGGTGGGGCGGCCGCCTGTTCCAGCCGCAGAACCTGCCGAGGCCCACGCTGAAGCAGGCCGCGATCGAGGCGGGCATCACCGCCATGAAACTCGACTGCGAGGATCTGGTCGTCGACAACGTGATCGAGCTGTGCGCCTCGGCCGTGCGCGGCTGCCTGATCGCGCCCCCGGGGCGCAAGCTGGTCGTGGCCGACTTGAGCAACATCGAGGGGCGCGTGCTGGCGTGGCTGGCGGGCGAGGACTGGAAGACGAAGGCCTTCACCGACTTCGACCGTGGCGTGGGCCACGACCTGTATGTGCTGGCCTACAGCCGCTCGTTCAGCGTCACACCGGAGCAGGTGATAGACAACAAGAAGACGGGCGACGGCATGATGCGCCAGCTCGGCAAGATCATGGAGCTGGCGCTGGGCTATCAGGGCGGCGTCGGCGCCTTCGCGACGATGGCGCGCCTGTACGGCATTGAGAAGGCCGAGGACGAGGTGACGCCGATCGTCAAGGCGTGGCGCAAGGCGCACAAGTCCGTGGTGTCTTTCTGGTACGACGTCGAGTTCGCCGCTCGCCAAGTGCTGCGCGACAGGAGCGAGAAGCGCCAAGTGCGCGACCTGATGCTCGACGTCGAGGACGGCTGGCTGCGCATCCGCCTGCCGTCAGGGCGCTACCTGTGCTACCCCGACGCCTGCGAGAACGAGAGCGACAAGATCGCCTACTCCGGCGTCAACCAGTACACGCGCAAGTGGGAGACGCTCGAGACCTACGGCGGCAAGCTCGTGGAGAACATCGTGCAGGCCACGGCGCGCGACGTGCTGGCGCACGGCATGGCGCTGGCCGAGAAGGTTGGATACGAGATCTGCCTGCACGTCCACGACGAGCTGATCACTGAGACACCCGACGACCCCGCCTACTCCGCAGAGGGTTTGTCGGCTTTAATGGCCAAGGGCCCCGGCTGGTCGCTGGGTCTGCCACTGGCCGCTGCGGGGTTTGAGTGCAACCGATATAGGAAGGACTGACACATGGATAACGAACTGCTTGAAAGAATAGCCAACGCCCTTGAGGAGCTGGCGGGCAACGGAGACGATTGCAGCATATTCTCGCCGCTTGGTGAGCTTAGTGCGCTTACTGACATTGCGTCGGAACTTGCTGCGCTTGGGAGCATCGCAGAGGAGCTTCATGAGATCAGAGGCGAACTGTGGGAGTTGCGCAAAGAGATACACGAACGCGGGCATGATATTCGCAATGTTGTAGAGAAGATGAACTTTGACACCTGAAGGCAAGATCGAGGCCTACCTGCGCAGGCGCGTGCTTGAGACAGGCGGCCGCATACGCAAGCTCTCGTGGATCGGCAGGCGCGGCGCCCCAGATCGTTTGATCTGGTGGCCCGGCCCGCTGCTGGCCTTTGTCGAGCTGAAGGCGCCCGGCAAGAAGGCCACGCCGCAGCAGGCGCGTGAGCACGATCGCCTGCGCGCCGACTGCTTCAGCGTGCTGGTCGTGGACACCCCGGAGGGGGCCGAGGCGGCTGTTGCGGCGGTCAGGGGCGGGAAAAGGTGAGCAAAAACAGGGGGCTAAAATACTTGCAAAAAACCGCAAGCACCCCTCCTGCAACCACCCGGCTGCGGGTTTAGGTTACCTGCGTTGGTTTAAATGGAGCGACTAGCATGACCACTGAAACAGCCTACCCCGAAATGGACGATGACAAGAAATCGGAGGCGCTTGCTGCTTTGGCGCCGTTCTCCATCTGTTATCGGGAGCGGAAATTCCGCATTGGGAGCCCGGACCCTTGGTACATTCACCAGCCCGGAATTGAGGTGAAATGCCGGTCTATTTTGCGTTCGCCCTGTGGGAACGGCGCGTCACCGCTGGGCGCTGTTTCTGAGTATTGGGACGAGATCACCAATCTAAAGCCCGGCGAATATGTCGTTATCGGGGCGATGACAGAGATCAGGCGCGCTGTGGAATGGAACGGCTTCATGTGGGCCGACGTACGCGAAACCGAAGCCGTTCAATAAGGGCCGCTGATTGACACGCACCTTCCTACCCCACCCCTACCAGAACGAGGCCATCCAGCACCTCTACAGCACGCCACGGGCGGCGCTCTGGATGCCCATGGGAGGAGGCAAGACCGTTGCCACGCTGACGGCGCTCAACAACCTGAGCCTCGTGGAGGACATCTTCCCAGTGCTGGTGCTGGCGCCCCTGCGCGTGGCGCGCACGACGTGGCCGGAGGAGGTCACGAAGTGGGAGCACCTCGCCCACCTGCGCGTCAGCGTGGTCACCGGGAGCGCCAAGGAGCGCCTGTCTGCTATTCGTTCCCCAGCCGATATTTACGCCTGCAACTACGACAATTTGCAGTGGCTGGTGGAGGAGCTGGGCGAGGACTGGCCCTTCAAGACCGTCGTCGCCGACGAGTTCACCCGGCTCAAGAGCTTCAGGATCCGGCAGGGCAGCAAGCGCGCCGGCGCCTTGGGCAAGGTCGCCCACACCAAGGTCCGGCGCTTCGTCGGCCTGACGGGCACGCCCTCGCCCAACGGGCTGGCGGACCTGTGGGGCCAGACGTGGTTCCTCGATCAGGGCGCCCGGCTGGGGCGGACCTACAGCGCCTTCAGCGATCGCTGGTTTGCCAAGGGCTACGACGGCTACAGCCTCAAGCCCCTGCCGACGGCCCAGCCCGAGATCGAGGGCCGCCTCAAGGACATCTGCCTGACGGTCGACGCCCTGCCGGTGGATGAGCCGATCCACAACCAGATCCGCGTGGATCTGCCACCGGCGGCCCGGCGGACGTACCGCGACATGGAAAAAGAGATGTTCGCCCAGATCGACGAGCACGGGGTCGAGGCCCTGAACGCCGCCGCCCGGACCATGAAGTGCCTGCAGCTCGCCAACGGGGCAATATATACGGATGATCAGGGCAGTTGGACCAGTGTCCACGACGCCAAGCTGGAGGCTCTGGAGAGCGTCCTAGAGGAGGCGGGCGGGGCGCCGGTGCTGGTGGCCTACCACTTCA